TCTGTTTCCTCTACTTCTTTTTGAGTCCAACCACACTCACTACACAAAATAAAAACTAGGTTTTCCCAATCATTACCATTGTCAGGAGTTATTAAGTTGTTTTCACCCAAAAAAGCTTCGATCTCATTCAACATCTTTTGTTTTATCTCCACCAAAATTAATTTGCATGATAACACCAAACAAATTAAATAAGTGACTTGAAACAAACAATTCTAAATCATCAACATTAGCACTAGGATAACTAAGCTTAAGTGTTTCTAAACAAACCTCATGTAACTTCTCAACGTTCTCTTCACTAAGAGACTTAAAAAACTCTGCACCAAGTTCTTCATCAGTAGCACCAACATTTTCTTTCACAGATTTATTAGACATTAATGTCCCTGACAAAGTCCATAACTTCTTATAATACTTACCCTTCAAAGGCTTCAACATAAGTGTTTGTTCAACATCATTAATATCTTTGTACTTAAACTCTTTAACATATATTCCTTCACTAAAATTTACCATTCTTTTCTACCTCATATAGTTTTCTTTTCTTCTTCTTTAACTTCTTGTTTAACTTCTTGTTTCTCCAAAAAAGCCAACTTTAATTTAATCTCCATAATTTCACTTTCTAACAACCTCAAATAATAAAAAATGTCTGCGGTCTCTAACAATTTACCTATAGCAGCCAAATACTCATTATTTGATTTATCGTGTGCAAACTGAAGGAAAGCCTTATGAATCTCAGTGTTACCATCAGTAGCAGTATAAGACACCCTAAAACTTATCTTCGGTTTATTCTTACAAACAGAGCTAAGCTCATTCGCAAAATCAATTATATTCATTTTCTTTTCTTCTTCCATTTCATTACCTCATAATAAAAAAATACTGAACTTACGTCCAGTTAATTGTATAAGATGCACTACTATCAACAGATTGTGTCTTCAAATTAGCAAGACCTGCTCCTGTTAATGGACTAAACTTAAAAGTCATACTGCCTTTAAACATGTCATCCGCAGCCAATTCAGGTTCCCACGTAACGCTTCTACAATTATTCATTGCAACAACCTTATTGAAACTACCTGTAGCAAAATCTAAGAAAATTGCTTTATTGTCACCTTCTGTTGCACTCGTAAGACCTGAACCATACTTAAATATGTCCCATCTATCAAGTGTTGCCACACTCGTATTTTGAATTACTACATCAAAACTAACCTCAAACTGAGATCTTGGCATTTCTTTATCTATATCCCCACCAATAGCGTGAACAGTCTCTACATCTTGTTCTCCACCATTAATACTAATATTAGTAATTTCTCCTTTAATCGCATCACTAGACGCTAACGCTGATGCTAACGCATCTGCAGCCTCTATATATATGCTTCCTTCACTTGGAAATACTCCAGCCATTCTATTTTACCTCTTTAACCTTTTATTATTGCTCCTGTCATAGCCTTAATTTCTTTACCGTACTTTGTTCTAGCTTCACCTGCTGCAATCAATAAGAATCTAGGATTCCCACTCTTAAAAAACACTGTGTGTCCATGACCATAAGCTGGCCAACCATCAACAGCAGCTCTACTATAAGTCATCCATGCAGGCAAATTAAATTGTCCTCCACCCCAAGTCTTCTCTGGGTGCGGATTTCTTTCAAAGCCAACTCTCACTTCACCAAAATTCTTATCACGAACTTTAACGACACTAAGAATAGCGTCCTTAGTTTTCTTAGTGTCTTGCGGCACTAAAATTCTTGCTCTCATCCTAGTTTCTTCAGCTATCTCAAAAGTCTTTTTTGCCCAAGCAGAACTCATTTTTTCATCCAACTCAGCCATTTTTCTTTCAACTTGCCTACCATCCAAAACCAAGGTGTAAGTTCCCATCAAGATCGCCTCTTAAACGTAATAGTAATCGTTTTTAATTTAATTTTTGTGTCAGTAGGAAAAACGTCTCCTTCACTTTCTTCCCAACCAACTTTGAAAACCCCTGTTACAGGATTATTAGTAATGTAAGTATCAATGCCATCAGCTATCTTATCAATATCCTTATTTTTCTTAGCAAAAATATCGATGACTATAGGCATTAACTTAGTCGTAACATTTCTACTAGTATCAATAGTCCATTCATCTTTACTAATATTAACTGGTCTAATAATTATAGCAGGAAAAACAGGGCTATCATCAGGAAGCTTACCATACACTGTAGGCGTACTACTAGCTCCATAACTAGCCTTATTATCATAAATTATTGTGTATATTTCGTCCCAAAGACTACTTCTTAAGCTACTATCGCTTATTGTCATATTACTTCCTCCACTCCACGGTGGTTGTTAAAACCAACACATAAACAACTACGGTTCGTGTTTAAATTATACTTTTTGCAAGACGAGCAACCTTAACTAAATTACCGTCTTTAATAGGGAATTCTTCTATGTTTTTAATAACATAATAATTTCCTGACCATAAAGCTCTCATCCCCAAAACTAAGCTTTGATCATTTTTGAACGCAATGTCAACTTCACCAACATTTAAGTTACCGAAAGCTTGATAATCATTACGATTACTAAATAAATTGTAAGGAACAGCAACAATAGTTCTTGCTGTACTCCAAGTACTACTACTTTCATCGCCGTACTTATCAATACTAGGAGCAAGTAAACTACTAACAACCATAGTACTTCCAAGATTATCAAAAATACTAGCATTAATTCTGTTCTGCAAACCCACTAAATTAACCATTTTAAACCATTCATAAAAACATTTGTAAAACAACTTGGATTATAGCCAAAAAAACTACTCCGCCACCAACCCATTTTGCTTGTTGTAACCTTAACCTATCTATAGCCAAAGAATTATCTTTAACCTCTTCTTTTCTAGCAAAAGAAACATATGCTTTATCAATAAACATATCTATTTTATTATGCAACACTTCGTGCTTTTCAAAACCTTCAAGTATTTTTTGTTGTCCTTCTTTCAGATAAGTTATATCTTTTTTCATACCTATAATTTCCTCTCTAGTAGTAAGATTAAGCGAAGCAACCATTAGTCGTACACTCTCACATACCTAAAAGTATTCAGATTTTGTCCAATATAATTATACAAAGTCTCTATTTCTTTATCCATCTGTTTAAGATAAGACAAAGAATAATTACCTGGCTCTGTAACTCTAATTGTTCCAACCTGAATAGTTCCACCTTCAGAATTACTCTGACTATTAGCCAAACTTTGAATGACTCTCTTAGAAACTAATAATGTACAAAGCTTTTGTACAGCTAAAGGAGTACTATCTTTACCTCTGCTATACGTTATTTTAAATCTTTTTTGCCCTTTCTTAGGCAAAATCTTATTAGTAGCACTATCGCCACTTATGAAATTAACTTCGGCTTCTTCACTATACAAAATATAGTTCTTATCATAGCCTTCTTCTAACACAACCCAACTAGCAGCAGTACCCATAGCGTTAACATTAACACTAAACGTAGTAATACTAAGAATATCTGAATCAGGAAACCTAAAAGTACCTGAACCGTCATAATCAAAATATTGATCGGTCTCTAAATTAGAACCAAAAATAGCTCCAGCTCTTAACTCAATATCAGCCGTTTCTTCTTGAACCCAAGCATTAACAGTTGTAAGCTTAGGACTCGTATTAGAACTAAAATTAGTTATAGCTCTTATTTCTTCTTTTACTTTAGTTGCAGTCGTATATGTTCTAGTCATTTAATCACCAAAAATAATAATTGGGTAACCCAAAAGGTTACCACAATAAAAAATATTTACAATTCGTAAGACTCTAGCGTACAAAGTCCATTAGCTCTTAAAACTGCGTAGTCCCATTCTTCAACACCAACAAAATTGGTTGTTCTGAACAGTTCATCTCTCTCAGTTCTAATTGTAGGCAATGCCTTTCTAGCCATTCCAAATGGTGATTCACCACTCAAATCGTAGCCTAACATTACTGCTTTGCTTGAATCGTCATCGCTTTCAATCAAAGTTGACCAAACAACTTTTATTCCAGCAATTTGCTTTAGTTCTCCACCAAGAACGGTTTCTCTTCCACCGAACTGTGACGCATCTCTAAATGCAGCGTTCTTCATCAAATCAGCTAACTGACCTGGACTAACGATTAATACTCTAGGTACTAATTTGTCCTTTCTGATTGCAGTCATAGCATTCACTATGTCATCGTAATCAATTGTATCTGTACTAGCTATATCTGAAGCAACCACTCCATTTGCAACAACAGAATTGCCTGCACCATCTGTGATAGTACTTAAAGCATTAGTATCTCTCAGTAAAGCCAACGAATAACCAATCTTCTTAGTCATGTCTTGTGCTACACTGTAAAATCCTCTACGTGCTTGCTTATCAGTAAGCTGATATGCTTCACCGTACTCTGTCGGTGTAAATACAACTTGTGTTACTGCGTATGCTTTAATAGCAACAGCATCACTTTCTGCTACTGCAGCAGCTACTGTAGGTGCAGCGTTAATAGTTATATTCAATGTGTCTCCAGGTGCTCCCAAAATATCATCATACACTTTTGCGTAAGCTGATACTATGATTGTATCTTCAACGTGTCTTAAAACTTGTTTGTTCCAGATTTCAGGGTTTATGTAACCTGCTGCAGTTGCAGTAGATTTAAACGCATCACTATCTAGAGCATTCATAACAATTTCTTTCTTAAAATTTTCCACTTTTATTTCTCCTCTATATTTTATTTTTTTCATGCTTTACCAGTATTTTCAAAGAAAGCTCCAGGTAATCCATGATATCTTCTAAACTCTTCAGCACTTAACTTTTCAATTTCATCATAATCTAGTTTGGAAACGTCAATTTCCCTACCATCTACAACTTTAATATTCTCACTGTTTTCATTTTCATCATTAAAAGGCGATTTGTTTGTCACAGCACCTTTCTTAACAGCTAAAGCTTCTTCTAATTGTTTCTTAAAAGCTTCTTCTTGAGTTTTCATCTTAATTTCTTGCTCCTTAACTTTAGCATCAGAATCTTCTCTAAGTTTCTTATTTTCTTCTTCGATTTTAGCTAATCTATCATCAAGTTGCTTTGCTTTATCTTTGGCTTCAAATTCTCCTCGAACTTTGCCTTCGATCTCCTTAGCTTTTTCTTCACTAAGCTTCTTCATTTCCGCTGCTTGTTTCTTAGCGACTTCTGCTTCCACAGCATCAATATCGCTTTGATTAACAGCTTTAGTTTCTTCACTCATTTTCTTTCATCTCCTTTTCTAATCTTTCGATTTCAGTTAATAATGATTTACGTTGTGCATCGACAGCTTCCAAATTCTTATTAACTTGTGACTCTTGACTAACCCAATTAAGTTCATTTTCAGCAAAAATACACTCATTGATTTCCTTCAAACAAAGAATGTAATCTTCATTTTCTTCGTAAGCCCAATTAGGCTTCAAAATTTTGAAGTTGTCAAGTATTAACTCAGAACTTTTTCTTGAAGCATTAATCTTCTTCAAAAACAATGCTTTACGTTCAAGTATTTCTTTTGTTTGATCGTTGGCACTTACAACTTCTCTTTTCAGATTATCTAAATGCTCTGTTTTCCTTGTTAACTCCAAAGCTTTATCAACTTTAGGTTCTATTTTTACTTCTTCTTTCTTTTCATCCATTTTTTCTTTTCCTCGCTATTTATCTCCAACATCTTCCCATTTACTAGGATAATGAGGGATAACATGATTAGTATCTATGAATACAGGTATTCCTGCGTTTTGTAATTGCATATAAAAATAAACATCGCTATGTTTATTATCAAATCGTTCATCAGTCCAAAAACTGAACCTATTCATCAAGTCTCTTCTGAACAACACACAACCGAAACCTATACCGTGAACTTTTCTTAAACCAGTGTTAAGGTAACTGTCAACTTCATTTAAAGCAATAAGCCTCGTACCCATCGAAACACTTTCTTTTTTGTAATCCAAAACAAAAATGCAAGGTACTCTTAACTTATCATTTCCGATGTAATATGTTGCACCAACAATTTGTCTTCGATGATTTATTAATTGTGATAATGTTTCAGGACTCGGCACTAAATCCGATTCGATGAACATTAAATAATCATAATTTCCTTTAAGGAAATAATTCTTAATATAATTTTGTGAGTCACTCAAAGCATCCCTGGAGTTTTTAGGTCTTTGAATTTTGTGAATTTTACTGTAACCTTTTCTGCGTAACTTATTAACATACGCACTAGTTTTGCTGTTATCAACAACAATTACCTCATAATTTGGATAATCAAAGTTTTTGACAGCATTATAACAATCAGGAAAAATGTAATCCTTCCCTTCGTAAGTAGTGATTCCTATAAGCACCTTCGGGTACTCTTTATAACTCATTTCGTTTCCTCTTCAAAAAATACTTTTGGGTAATTCTGACGAGACTACCCAGCAGTACAAATCGATTATTTGACAATCCGTGCATCACGCACTTTAGGAGTGTCTGTGAAAGTAAAACCCATATAATAAGGTTTCACTATTCTATTATTAACATTTTTACCGATAGCTTCAATACTAAGGCTTGAAAACTTAGCGGCATGATTTTTGTAGCGTTTATCAAGATTAGCTCTTATCCAAAGCTTACCATCTTTAACAGCTGCTTTAATATTCTTAAATATTCCTTTTCTTTCTTTAAACTTATTGTATAACTCGTCATCATCCATTAATTGAGTGATGTAATCACCAGATATTTCTTTAAGTATAGTATGTTCTTCATCCGGAAGAGTGCTTCCTTTCTCATTAATCTGACTAGCCAAATACTCTAAATCTTCAATTTCAAAATACCTACCATCAGTATTCTTCATAGTACTAGCAAGAACAGCATCTAAAACTATTTCTCCGTTCTCATCATTCATTATAAGCTCTTTACCAGTAGCTTCTAACTCAAACGTATAAAATTGGGGTGCAACAAAATCTTCGCTTCTTGCAATCCACTTATTATCTATTTTCTTAAACTTCTTCTTAACAACATTCCAAGCAACAGTCATAGCTTGACTCTCAGAATCATTCTTTTTAAAAGACTCATTGTAAACTTCCAAAAACATATTTTGACCTTCACCAGGTAAAACATTTCTTATACTAACAGGTAAGTCTTTAGCTCTATTAATCAGCATTTTCTTCTACCTCATATTTATAAGGATAATTATTAAACTTAACATCTTCAGCGTTCTTAACCATTTCTTTCTGATTAGCTTCACTAAGTTGCTTGTTACCTTGACCTTTCCTACTCGGAGCTTCTCCTTGACCAGCATTACCAATCATACCTTCGCTTCCTTGTTTAACATCTTTGTTTGTAAGATTAGCCATTTCCATAGGATCTTTAAATAATTTACTTGTTTCAAAAACTATTCCTTGACTCTGAAAAAACTCTTTGATAGCATCATCAGTCATCATCATATTCTTCATAATCTCAGCCATTTCAAAAGCAGTTTTCCTAGCACTCTCATCTAATACACCGAACCTGAATTCAGTGTCAGTGAAACCAATCTTAGGAAATAAATCGTAAGTTAAGTCATCTTCCAGTATTCTTTGAACATTTAGAACTGTGGTATTTAAAGATTGAAATTGTTCGACACTATTACTTCTACCAGAAGAATCTGGTTGTCCAATCGCAATCGGTGGTACTTGTAATAACATTAATATTTGATTGTCACACCACTCAAGAACTTTCAAAATACTTTCTCCTTCATTTTTAAAAGAGTTTAACATTTGGTACATAACTTTACCTTGGAGAATAACAGGTTTTGTTCTATCTTTCTCCGAAGCTTTTAGAAAACTAACAAAATCCTTCAATTTAGCTTCACTGGCACCATTTTCAACTACATAAAGTCCTCTCATTTGATTAGTTCCAAAGAACCAAGCTAACCATTGGCGAATGTAGTCTTTTATTAAAACAGTTTCATACAAGGATTGTAAGTCTAGAGGTTCAGCCCAAACATTATTAGTTATTTCTCTGAACTTAATATGTGTCACCTTATCAGGTTTCCATTGAGGTTGATCTTTATCTCCACCTACTTCTTGGTAATAACCTCTGATATCTCCATTATCTTTAGCATCTATCTTCATAAGAGTAGATTCCAAGACATTAAGATCACTTAAATCCTTTCCTTTAAGAATTATTTCGATGAATGAATTGTTATATAAGAATAAGTTAAAAAGACTTTTCCTAAGAACCTTATTGAACCTTTTTTTTCTAAGTTCTGTTTCTTTCTTAGTGTCTTTCTTGTTTTTTGTGAATAAACCCCATTGAGTCTCTAACACTTTGTCAACTAATGTTGTTAACCCAGCTTTAACTGTAGGATCATTCTTAATAATATTTAATGCTTTATCAGTATTGAACTCCGGAGTTCTTCCTTCTGAAAAAATACCTAAGCGACCAAAGTTTTTGGCACCATAGTAATCAGGGATAAATCCTTTACTGTTAGCATTGGTTATAATTTCTTTTTTATTTGTCATATTTTGACTTCCAGCTTTATTCGTGATTTGTGGTAACCGAGATACTTGCCCAAAAAATCACTTGCTGGCACACTTCTTTTGCTCGGATAACCAATATGCATTAATGTATCTACAATAATATATTGTAAGACAATATCTTTATAAATCTTTCTTTTTTTTATAGTAATATCTGATAAAACTGAACCAAAAAGTCTGTAAAGATCTTGGTTTATCAATATTATCTAAATAAAACCTAGGATTCATTATGACTCTATCAAGAATTTCATTATAAAATTCTTTTTCATCAAGTAAGTCTTCAGATAATTCTCTTGCTTTATTCGTCATCTTCATCCTCTATTATTGCTACAACACCCAAAGGCGTTTTTTCTCCATAATCAGCTCTGTAAGTACCATTAATTTCATCAAATTTAGGTTTTTTAGGCTTTTTTCGTATCATATAATTCATTACTATTTCCTCGGCAACCATTTTCCATGTTTTTTTAGCCAATATCGTTGACCTTCCCCAATATTTTTTTGCCAATCAACCAAAGGTCTTATACTGCTATTGTTTATGCTTCCAGGAATCTCTTCCAACAACAAACTGTTACTCGGATGATCTACGAACTTCCAAAAAGGAGTCGTGCCACCAACTTCAACGATTCTGTAAGTGTGTTCTACATGTTCCCATGCATTCTTGAAGTTTTCATCAATAAAACCCACTTTATCAATGATTTTTCTTGTATAATAACTAAAAGCCCCAACACAATTAGGATAAACAGGCATATCTTTGTAAATTATAGGTTTTACTTTGTTCATTTCTCCATGCAAAGCAAAATTCATGTGTTCCAATCCATGTTTTCTTGCATAATCTATGTATGACTTACAAGTAAGTGAACTTTTCATTAAAATATCATCTTCCATTAAAAATAAGTGATTGCAACCAGCACGCATCATTTGTTTCAGCAAAGTATTTTTACTGATACCAACACCTTTGTTATCTTCATTTTTAATTATGATAACACCATGTTCTTTTGCCAAATCAAACAGTTTATTGTAAGTACTTACATAAACCTCATCACTGCAATCATCAACAACAAAAACTTTGTTTGCACCACCAAAGTCATTCTCAATCAAACTATGAAGATTCTTCTTAAAGTAATCTGGTCTGTTAAACGTAACTATTCCTAAACCAATCATTCCTTTTTCCTCCATTTATCCCTATAAATATTGTTATTAATTTGCATTTGATCAGTAACACCTAAAGCTTTACCTTCAACACTCATTTCATGCAAAAAAGGAATCTTCTTAGCTCTACCAATACAACCTTCACCATACAAATCATTAGCTCTGCGACAATAATCATCATCACTGTAATAACAAGCACCAACAAATCTTTCATCCATCAAACCAATTTCATCTAAAGTTTCCCGAGTCAAATAATAATGTATGCTTGGAAGCATTATGTGAAACCAAACATCATCGTTCTCTTTAATAATTTGTCTTTTTCCACCTTTAGTGTAATCAGGACTAACAATTTTGAGGTTATACTTAATTCTTAACGCTTCTAATTTATCTATCCAATCAATAATTAAAGGAAAAGAATCATTGCCCATCAAAAACACTCTGTTACAACTTTTAGGTATTGCTCTTAAACCAGCATTCATAGTTTTACAATAACTTTCATTCTTCACAGTCACTAACTTATTTACAAAAGGATGTTCTATCGGATTTGGTTTGTTTATGTATCCGTTAACTAAAATACAATACACGTTTTCATCAGTTGTTACCTCAAGAGAATCTAAACACTTCTTCGTCATATGTTCTTCTGAGTTATACAAAACTATTATTGCTGTCTTCATATTATTTTAGGCAGGATACCCACTAATTCATTAGTGGGAGGAATGCCTTCCCCCTTCTTATTATTCTGCGAGAGATTTGGCCTAAAAATTATAAACATACTTCCACTTTGCCCCGTTCCTTTTTCCGTGTAAATTCCTTTTGAGTTTACACCTTTGAATTTTACTCTACCTTTGATAAATCTAACTTCTGCATATGGTAA